AAAGATAAACAGAAAGCATTTAAGAAAGAGTACAAATTTTTTGAATCCAATGAACATTGTCCGACTTGTCAGCAAACAATCACAGAAAAACTTAGAACTAATAAGAAATCTGGAATTACTGATCAACTCACGCAAATCGAAAAAGCAACAGAACAACTCAGAGGAGAGTTAGATGATATTCTAGTAAAAATATCAGAGAAGAATGATATTGTAAAAGAGTTGTCACGTTGTCAGCAAGCAATCTCAGAATCACAGAGAGAGATACAGTATCGTAAGCGTCAGATAAAAGCAATTGAAAAGAAGATAGACGAAGCAACTGGTAGTAATAGTAGTCTAAAGAAAGAGAAAGATAAACTTAAAGAGTTAGCAAAGGATGGATTAAAGGTAGAGGAATCCCTACTTGACGAGAAGAGAGTGCGTGACAACTACAATACTGTCACAAACATGCTCAGAGATACAGGAATTAAGAGTACAATAATAAAGAAGTACCTTCCAATTATGAATCAACTCATAAATAGGTATTTAAAAGAACTAGATTTTTATGTTTCCTTTGAACTCGATGAGAATTTCATGGAAACTATTAAGTCTAGATTCAGAGATGAGTTCTCATACGCATCCTTCTCAGAAGGAGAAAAGATGAGAATAGACTTAGCACTTCTCTTTACATGGAGAACGATTGCTAAGATGAAGAACAGTGCTAACACTAACCTTCTTATCTTAGATGAAATCTTTGATAGTAGTTTAGATACATCTGGTACTGATGACTTCCTTAAGATTCTACATACTGTGTCAGACAAAACTAATGTGTTTGTTATCTCACACAAGACAGAATCATTACAGGATAAATTTGCATCTACTTTAATGGTAGAGAAAAAACAAAACTTCTCAGTCATATCCAAGGAGGAATAATGAAAGTCCCCAATTGGCAGCATCATTCCAAGAAGGAACAGAAACGCCACCTCAAACCACAAGCAATGCGACAGGCACGTGCCAGAGTAAGACAGTTAAAAAAGTGTCACATGAACCCTCCCAAGCGGAGGGTTTCTTATTATAATGGATAGTATAAGACACGAACTATTATGAACATCGTCAAAGAATCACTTGCTAAACTACTCGCTACAGAGAATCTTATTGTTGAGCACCGTGCTGTAGAAACAGCAGCATTCAATGTTACTGACAGAATACTAACACTTCCTACATGGGAGCATGAGTGTAATGACGTAACTGATATGTTTATTGCTCACGAAGTAGGTCATGCATTATATACACCTGACAATGACGAGTGGTTAGAAGAGGTTAATCAGCAGTTCTTAAACGTAACAGAAGATATCCGTATCGAGAAACTTATCAAGCGTAGATACGAAGGTCTTCCTAAGACATTCTTTAAAGGTTATGCAGCACTTGACATTGATGAGTTCTTTGGTCTTACAGGTAAAGATTTATCTCAACTTAATCTTGCAGACAAGATCAACCTATACTACAAGATTGGTAACTACAGAGACATTCCATTTACAACAGAAGAGAAAGCATTCCTTCCTAAGTGTGATGCACTAGAAACATTTACTGAAGCAGTTCAACTAGCAAAAGAGATACAAGCATACTGCAAAGATCAGTTTGATAAAGAGCAAGAGAAACAAGAAGTACCTGAGCAAGAGCAACAACAGCAACAACAAAGTAATTCTACTGGTAAAGGTGAATCTCAACAACCAGACTATCTTGAAGAAGGTGAGGATCTATCAGAAGGTAAAGGTCAAGATGAAGAAGAAAATCCTTTTGATAATCTAGAACCAGTTGATCAGCACAAAGGAGATGACAAACCACAACCACTCAACGAAGAGCAAGAAGAGTGGCATGGCAATCCATCTGTATCTTCTGCAGGACGTCAGAACGGTCCTATGGATAAAGAACCACAAGTTACTACTGCACAAGCAGCAGAGTCTGCTCAGAAAAAACTTGTTAATAGAGCAGCAGGAGAGAACACATATGTTGAGGTTCCTAACGAGATTCCTATTGACTATCATGTAGATAACAAAACTATCGCTGATGAGATGGAAACACATTACAGTGCTAAAGAACAGATTGATTTACAAGAATCATATCCTGATGCATATGCTCTTGATGAAGCACGCAGAACAGCAGCAGATTTAGCAAAATGTGATTCAGATTTCAAAGCATTCAAAGTATCTGCTAACAAAGAAGTTAATTATCTTGTTAAAGAGTTTGAGATGAAGAAGGCAGCAGATGGTTATGCACGTGCTACTACATCTAGAACTGGTGTTCTTGATACTGCTAATCTTCACACATACAAATACAACGATGATCTATTCAAGAAGATCACAACAATACCTGATGCTAAGAGTCACGGTCTAATCTTCAACATTGATTGGTCTGGTTCTATGCATCACAACATTCTTGATACTGTCAAGCAAACACTTACACTTGTATCATTCTGTCGTAAGGTTGGTATTGACTATGATGTATATCTTTTCACAGATGCATATCATAAGCATTCTACAAGTTATCATGATCTATGTGGTCAGATTGAAGGACATGTAATTCTTGACAACTTCAACATGCTCAATGTACTTACAAGTAAATCAAACAATCGTCAGCATGACAGACAGATACAAAATCTATTCCGTGTTGCATACACAATATGCTATAGAAGTTATATTGGCATTCCTTACAGAATGAATATGGGTGGTACTCCACTTAATGAGTCTTTGATTGCTATGAATGAACTCATTCCTGCATTCAAGAAAAGAACTGGAGCACAAAAGATTCACGTTGTATGTCTAACTGATGGTGACGGTCATCCACTACGTGCGGGTAGAAAGTTACACGATGATGTTTATGCATCACACATGGGTCAAGGATACTTCTTACGTGATCGTAAGACAGGTAAGATGTATGCCTTTGAAGGTGGGTACTACTACTCTCAAACTAATCAGTTTGTACATTACTTACGTGACAGATTCCCTGAGTGCTCTATCATGAATATCAGACTACTTGCATCTGGTGAGTGGCACAGATTCAAGCAATCATGCTTAGGTGAGTACAACGAAGAAAACGTAAAACGTGCAGATCAGATCTGGAGAAAGACTAAGACATTCATCTGCACAGCATCCGCATGGACAGTTCAGTATGGTCTAGCAGCATCCGCACTCAATACTGATGCTGAGTTTGAAGTTGCAGAAGATGCAACTAAAGCACAGATCAAGAAAGCATTCACCAAGTCTCTTGGTGGTAAGAAGATGAACAAGAAGATCTTATCTTCCTTCATCGACCAGATTGCATAGTGCCAATCAACAAAGTGTCACATCTTTTATAGACAAGTCATATAAGATGTGGCATTATTATAATATACAAAACAATTCAACTTTATCATGCCTTTTGAAAGAAAACTCCCAGTAAATTTCGTAGATGAACTACGTGATGAGTTCGGTAACAACATAGATGCTTCTCATGTGAAGAAGTTCTCAACTAAGTATGACGTAGGTTATGCTACAGTTGCACGCAAACTAAAACAGTATCAAACTAAGCGTGGATCATGGAATCTAACTGTAGAGCAAGGTAGAGAGATACTTACAAAAGCACTCTCAGCACCCTCTGTAATCCCCTCAGTTGAGCAAAACCTTATTCCAGAGGTAGTTGATACCTTTGTTCCATTCGGTAACTTTGCTGACGTCAAGAAGATTATTCAATCAGGTATCTTCTATCCTGCATTTATTACAGGTCTATCTGGTAACGGTAAGACATTCTCTGTAGAACAAGCATGTGCTAAAGTAAAGAGAGAATTGATCAGAGTCAATATCTCTATCGAGACAGACGAAGATGATCTCATCGGTGGATTCAGACTTGTTGATGGCAACACAGTTTGGCACAACGGTCCTGTAGTCGAAGCACTTGAAAGAGGTGCAGTTCTATTACTTGACGAGATCGACCTAGCATCTAACAAGATACTATGTTTGCAATCTATTCTTGAAGGCAAAGGTGTCTTCCTTAAGAAGATCGGTAAGTATGTAAAACCATCAGCAGGATTCACTGTTGTTGCTACTGCTAACACAAAAGGTAAAGGTTCTGAGGATGGCAGATTCGTAGGTACTAACGTTCTTAACGAAGCATTCCTTGAGAGATTCCCTGTTACCTTTGAGCAGAACTACCCACATGCTGCTACAGAGCAGAAGATGCTCGATCTATTGTCAGCAGACAAAGAGTTCAACAAGAGACTTTGCGACTGGGCAGACATCATCCGTAAGACATTCTTTGATGGTGGTATCGACGAGGTTATCAGTACAAGAAGACTTGTGCATATCGTAAAAGCATATGAGATCTTTGGCAATCGTGCTAAGGCAATCACTACATGCATCTCACGTTTTGATGACGAAACTAAAGAAGCATTTCAGCAACTTTACGATAAGGTTGACGCAGACGTGGAGTTTGAGGTATAATGGTGGCATACTGGTTACTATATGATGTACTAAAGGAGGAAGGACTACTGGAACAATACGGATTCGATTCATTAGGGGATGATATCCCCTACTTGGATGCCTATTACAAAGAGACTACAGGCAATGTTACGATCAATACAGACCGACCCTTCAAGTTTGATGAGGACGTAGTTCTTGATCTGATGAAAGATTACATTGGTGAGACTTACACCAAACATTATGTGGGTAAGGACAAGTTCCAAACTCTAGATTTCATACAAGCACTCGGTGATGCCAAAGGGTTCTGCCGAGGTAATGCTATGAAATACTTAAGTCGTTATGACAAGAAGGGAACACCCACACTTGACATAAAGAAAGCAATGCACTATTGTGTATTATTATATTACTTCTATACTATGGAGGAAGCGAGTAAATGAAACTGTCTAAAGGCACACTTGACATACTGAAGAACTTTTCCAATATTAATCCGTCAATCACCTTTAAGGAAGGACAGGAATTATCTACACTATCAATCCAGAGAAACATTCTTTCTCGTGCAGTTGTAGAAGAAAAGTTTCCAAAAGCATTTGCAATATATGACCTAGGAGAATTCTTATCTGGTCTATCATTGTTTGACAATCCTGACTTTGATTTTCAGAATGATAACTATGTCATTATCAAAGATAGAAAATGTCAATCAAGATATTTCTTTGCTGACCCATCAACAATTACAGCACCTCCAGAAAACAGAGCAGAGATTCCTAGTAAGGATGTTTGTTTTATAGTTCCATGGAATGATCTAAACAATCTTATCAGAGCAGCATCTATCTATAGTGTTGCCGATCTTGCAGTTGTTGGTGATGGTAGTACAATCAAACTTGTTGTGCGTGACAAGAAGAATGATACATCAAACAACTATTCTGTAACAGTAGGTTCTACTGATGCTACATTTACATTTAATTTCAAGGTAGAATATTTAAAGCTTCTTCCTGCAGATTATGAAGTGACAATTAGCAAACACAATGCAGCATTGTTCAGAGACGCAAACAAAGATTTAGAATATCTTATTGCATTAGAACCAGACTCTGTGTATAATGGGTAATATACCATTGTGCCATGAATATATTTGTTACCGACCCTGACCCTGTTGCTTCTGCACAGGTGCTACCTGACAAACACATTGTCAAGATGCCACTAGAGACATGTCAAATGTTATCTATTGTTGCGTCTTCCAAGTGGGGTCATGGTTTTGGCACATTGCCTAAGTTAGATGGCACTCCATACAAAACAGACAAGGGTGCATTCCGCAATCATCCTTGCACTATCTGGGCACAGAATAATTACACGTGGTTAATACTACACGGTCTTGCCCTGTGTGCAGAATACACACATCGTTACAGCAAAGTCCATAGTTGCCAATCAACTATAGAACATGCTAGAATGATATTCCCAGACTGGTTACCTCAACCAAAGTCTTTTACACGTGCTATGCCTGATGAGTTTAAATATGACACAAGCATTGACACTTTTACTGCTTACAAGAATTACATTGGCAGCAAACCTTGGGTTGCATCTAATTATTTACGTGACCCATCCAGAAAACCGTATTGGTTATGATTAAATTATGAATGAGTTTCTTTGGGTAGAAAAGTATCGACCTAAGAATATTGAACATTGTATTCTTCCAAAAGAATTGAAGGATACATTTGTATCTTTTGTGAAGGCAGGAGAAGTTCCTAATCTTCTTTTATGTGGCACAGCAGGGATCGGTAAGACTACAGTTGCAAAAGCATTGTGTCATGAACTGGGTGTAGATTCTATTGTCATCAATGGATCTGACGAAGGTAG